AGGTTGTTGTAAATCAATATTTTTATTTATTTCATCTATAGCTGAAGTATCTTCTTCGCCACCCCTAATAAAATTACGTAGGAAAGATTGACTCTTAGGTGCTTTTACTCCATCCATTAAGTTAGTTAATTTAACTGTAGGTCCTGATAAAGCCTCTAGCACATCTTCTGTTGTAAATCCTGATATCTGACCTCTATACTGTTTTTCTACTTTATACAAGCCATTTAAATCTAAAGTTGGATTTTTTGCTTTTTGCTTTAAGAATGTTTTAAGGTCTCCTGTCTGATAAGCCTGACCTGCTAGATATGGATTCATATCAAGTGCTACTGCTCTTTTAATTTCAGGCTCGGCAGCTTCTCTTCTTTCTAATCTCTTTAACTTATTTCTAGCTATCTCTTTTGTAGCTGATGCTGTTGCTGTTTCAATAAACTTATCTCTTCTTGCTCTATCTGCTTTCTCAAGTTCATCTATCTTTTCTGAAAAGCCTTCTAGAACGTATGGGTCTTGTTTTGCAGCGTATGCAGCGATAACGGCGGCAATGCCACCCCTAACATATTTATTATCAAAAGCACCAAAAGTGCTAGTCTCTTCTTCTTCCTTTTTTACTTCGTCTGACATTAAGCTCTCCTAGCCATTAGACCTGTAGGCATTGTCTCTTCAGCTACAGGTGCTTCTTCTTGTATCATCTCTTCTTGAGAACCCATATCATTCTCATTAGTTACATTTTCAACAGCCAACTGAATAGTAGAATCTTGTAGTTCAGACTCTATATCTCTTTCTATTCCTGTTACATATTCAATCCCATCACTCTCGGCTATAAACATTATCATTTCCATAATTACAGGTAATGTCAACATACCAACGTCAATACTATGTACACCATTCATCGTATTAACTGTTTGCATTGCATTGGCAATCATTGTTACAGGCATTTTTGTTTCTAGTAAATTTAATATGTTATCAGCAAAAGTATCATCCTGCATCTTAGAAATATAGTATTGTGCAACATCATCCATACTTGTATATTGAGCAGGTTGTTGCCAAGGTCTAGCACCTACTTCATGTGTCATCCCCATTCCCGGGACAGGTAAATCAAATACAGGTTCTTCTCTATTTTCATACATGATATTATACTTTCTGCTTTAACATATTTCTTTGTTTTCTTATAGCTATGAAATAATCTAATGCTATTTCTATAGGCTCTTGTTCTTTTTCTTCACTCTTGTCATTTTTTTTCTTTAATCTTTTTAGTAAACCCTTAACACTACTACTTTCTTTACTTGGTGTAGTAGACTTTCCTGATGCTTGCATAGTTTTTGCTAGGGCATCAAACTTAAGATATGTTGCTTTAGCTGCATTATTTATCATTTGTGTCATTTACTATTCCTTATTTTCCAAAAGCACCGAATATACTACCTATAATACTACCTAATGCTTTCTTACCTGCCGCAGATTTGGTAGCATTAGAAGCATATTCCTGTGCTTCTTTACTAATTTCAGCAATGGCAATTGCATTAATTCTATCTAACTCACTTTCAGCACTCTTCCATGCCCACTCAACAGTATCAGAATAAAAAGACCACATATTATTATATGCAGTATTTGACACATCTAAGACTGCTTTCGCATTTAGTTCGTTAGCACGATTAATGGCGGCAGTATCTGCTGTAGCTATCTCTCTTCTCCATACTGCATTACTTTGAGCAATAGCTAATTGATTTGTAGCATTAAATTGGTCACGTTGATTTCTTACTTCTGCATTAAAACGTTCTATGGTATTCTCTTCACCTGCATTAAATTGTGCCTGTGCATTCGCCTGTGTTGCATTAAATTGAGATACGTTGTTAGATAGGTTTGCCATAAATTGTTTAGTTTGATTTTCAGATGTGGCATTGAATTGTTTAGATGCATTGTCAGCAGCTTGGTCTGTTAAAATAGATTGGTTAATTGCCTGTGCATTAAACATGGCTGTCTGTTGTTCATTACTTAAGTTAGCCATTTCCTGCTGTAAGAAGTTTTGTGCATTCTGTACGGCAGCCTGTTGATTGTTACTTAAGTTAGCCATGTCTAGTTGTGACAATGCGGCAGCTTCAGCCATAACCATAGCTTGCTTGTTAGATAAGTTTTGTAAGTTCATGGTGTTTACAGCACGAGAATTTTCCATAGCTATGTTTTGTTCAGCAGTAAAATTCATATTAGCTATATCACCTATTCTAGATGAATTTTGAACTCTAGCCTGAAACGCTTGGTCAAACTCTTGACCTAAAAATGTTGCACGTTGTTGTGCAGCAAGCATAGCTCTTTGCTGTCTGTTGGATAAGTTTTGTGTCTCAAACTGTGCCTGTGTATTTGCATCAGCTTGTGCTATTGGTAGGGCAGATTCTAAAGCACCTTGTATAAGTGCTTGACCTGCTAGTGAAGATGCACCTAAACCCCTAGATGCCAACTGACCTTGTACAGCACGTAGAGTTCCTGCTGCCCACGCAGGTGGATTATTTGCATCAAAGTTTTCAGTTAAACTTGCTAACTGTCCTTGTACAGTAGCTTTTTCTGATGGGGTAGCTGTGGCGGCTTGAATCTGTTCCGTAAACTTAGATGCTTTTTCTGCGTCTGCAACACCACTAATTAATTCACCATCCTGTATCTCACGTTGTACAGGATTCTCCATTATATAGGCATTGCCTTGTGCAGCCTCTAAATCAGATACAGCAGACTTTGTTTGTTGAGCAGCTACTACTTTAGCTCTTGGGTCATCAGGGTCTGTTTGAGCAGGTAAGTTAGCCTCTAAAGCTGTTTTAACTTCGTCTGTAGATTTTGTAGCATCGTATGTTTCAGCAGTTACTTTTTGTGCATCGTCTGCCTTTGTAGTGTCTGCCTTACTTACCGTTGCATCTGTTTGTGTTCCAACTTCTCCTGTTCCTGTAGCTACATCTTGCCTTGGGTCTTTTTGGATTGTCTCAACCTTTGTGACAGCACCTTCAGGTATTGCACCTGTCTGTGCCATTTTCGCAGTAACATCTGTAACATTTGCAGGTCTAGTTCCTTCTACTACATTTCCATCTTTATCTGTTGTAGTTGTTGCAACATCACCATAGGCATTTACCTGCCCTTCACCTGTTCCTAGTGTTGTTGTAGGAGCTTGTTTTTGTTCATCTATTATTGGTTGAGTAGTTACGTTGTCACCACCTTCAGCAAACCTACGTACTGCACCCCCTTGTGCCATTTGAACAGCACGTTGATTGTACATATTCATCATGTTTTGTTTATCAGGATTTTGTTGTAAGTAACTGTCAAAGCCTTCTAAGCTACCTGTATAACCCATACGGTTAGCTATCTTTTGTAATCCTTGTGGCTTAAAGCCTTTAAACATTGCCATACTTTATCCTTACTTCATTACTATTGCGACTACTAAAGCTACCACCCCAAGTGTACCCACCATAGACATAGCTTCTATTCGCCACATTCTTTTGTCTAGAGCAGATAGTTTTTCATTAACTGCTTGATATCGGATGGCACATTCTTTTTCGTGTGCATCAAGTTCCATCTGTACTTTAAGTTCAGGTTGCATTTGTTGTTTCATTTAAGCCTCCTGAGACTTTCTAATAAAATGTGCTGGTAGACCCAAAAGAGGTCTTTTATCGTATTTATTGTTTTTAGAATATTTACCATTTATGTCGTTATAGAATAAAAAAACTTGCGATTGTATATTCCCTTTGAATGGCTCTCTCCAGTGTTCAATATCATATCCACGATAAACAATAGCATCTCCTTGATTCAAACATATTTGTTCGCCTTCTAATCCTTCTTCACCTGATTTCTCTACATACAAACCCCAATCATAACCATTAGGTGCATTGCTATAATCATAACCTAGACATACTGTAGCTGATACTTCACAACTTTCCCTATCTTTATGTCTAGGTAATTCTTGACCATATTCATAAATTCTTTGCATGGAAGAAGTTGGACATAAACTTAAACCAGTTATTTGTTCCATTTTTTTAGTACTATTATTTAATAATGTTTCCATTGCAAAATCGCCATACATACTAAAACTATCAGGTACTTGTGCTTGTCCATCGCTTCCTACGTTATGAAAATTACCTAGAAAATTATCATAAGGTAAAAATCCTCGTAAAATCATTGTCTTTATGGCTTTGCTTTTTAATAAAGTATAATCATATAAATAATTAGCCAATTCTTTCGATATAAAGTTTTTTACAAGTACATAGTTATTTTGGTTAAACAAAAGGCTCTCCACAAAACCAAGAGACTAGAGAATACCTAGTTCCCTTTGTTACAGGTCTCACTCTATGTACCATGTAAGAAGGAAAAACAATAACAGTTCCCATTTTTTCTTTGATTAAATTAGTGTTATTATCAAAAAACTCAAACTCACCACCTTCATAATTTTCATTAAGCACAATCGTCATTGATAATTTTCTTACAGTCTCATGTAATAAGGCATCTTCTGGCTTACTTATTTTAGTAAAGCCATTACCATCAAAATGAAAATCGTAATGTCCATTCTTTTTATACCTAGTTATTTGCATAGGTTCACAGGCACTAATCTTAAAATTCCAATTTGCATTTTTATTTGCAGCATTAAGATAATCCCAACAAATCTTATAAAGCCAATCATCATCGCACCAAACCACATCTGAATTTCTTGTTTTTTTCTGTAATTTTAAATTACTTTGCACACTATATTGAATTTTACCTTTAGTCCATTTATTTTTACCTAATTCTATTATTTGCTGACATGTTTCTTTAGTAAGTGCATTTTTAAAAATCCAATATGTATGTATTGCATTCTCTTTCATTTTTAAGCTCTAATGTTTCCGGGTGGCATAGAAATATAAAAATGGGTTATTGTATATCTACCATAGCCAACCTCTTTTGGTTCTGTATGCATTTTAACTGGTGTAACTTTATGCTCAAACATAGATGGGAAAAACAATGCTCTATTGTGTTTTAATTTAACCTGATGTTCGGAATCAGTAAATTCAAAATCGCCACCATGAAATAATCTTGGTTCTCTTACAAACCATATAAGCATAGTCCATGCATAATCATCCCAGTGAGAATCGTAATATTCATTATCTTCGTAATACGAAATCAACGAACTATCGGAGTTTGTAGAAAAGAAACTATTACAATAAGGTTTAATGTGACGTACCATATCATGAAATTGTTGTGTTCTTTGTTTGTACATATAATTAAATATGTGACTTTTTTGCATACCTTTAAGTGTAAATAATTCTTGAATGTGAAAACGAGATGCTTTAGATTTTGGTGTACCATCAGCCTCGTGTGCAACGTAAGTACTTTCTGCTCTTTCTACATTATCTTGAGATGAAAACCAGTCTAATTCCTTCCAAATATTTTTTTCTTCATTAGGTGTATACCAATTATCAAAGACTACAAAAGGTGTTTCACCATCTTTTTGAATCTGCACTTCCCAATTTTGTTGTTGAATATTATTAGGATTTGCAGATGATTTAAGTGGAACAGTATTATTTAAATCATTCATTATGTTTTTCTCCTTAGTACTTAATGACTTTAAAGTAACTAAAGAAATTTATTAAATTAAGAAATATAAGCTTTGCCATCCGTGATTGCATTATTAACTGTTGTCATATCTTCAGTTGTCCAAACATCGTAACCAACCATAGTTTCTAAAAAAGCTACATTGTGGCTGACAATTTCTTGTTTCATTTCGTCAGACAAATTATCAAGGTCTTCTTGTGACATAGTAACAACATTGCCACTTATTATTTCTTGTATTTTTGATGCAAAATCTTGCATATCATTATACATAACTTGTCTAAAATCAGCATCATTAATCAATAGATTCTCTCTATCTTCTGCTAAAACGTAAGTTGGCATTTCTATAAAACTCCTCTAGTTTATATAATTATAACATTAATTAGGTTGAATGTCAACCATTTTTACCTAAAAACTAAGGTCTGCTGGGGGATTTGATGAAGTGTAGAAAGTAACTTTGACATATCCTGCACCACCTGCACCACCATTTCTTATGCCCATGTTGGAACCAGCTCCACCACCACCAGAACCATTGCTACCTGCTAGTCCTGTATTATTTTGTCTTCCATCACCACCAGCTGAAACTGGAGATGAACCACCATCACCACCTATCATAGTACTCATTGTTGCAGAACCATTTTGACCAGAATTACCAGTGTTTGCAGTTACATTGTAAACACTTCCACCAGTACTCGTGCCACCACCTGAGCCACCAGCATTTGAGCCGTCAACACGACCTCTAACACCACCATTTCCAGTTGCTATAGTTGTACCAGCAAGTGTAACAGAACTATTTTGACCACTTGAACCATCTCCAGACCTATTTGGATTTGGCACAAACATACCTCCAGCACCACCTGAACCACGAATTGCACTTACAGTTTGTCCAGCAGAAACATTGTGGTAGGCAATAATGTTACCACCTGCTCCACCACCACCACCAGCGAAGTTAAACATTCCTCCACCACCAGCACCACCACCACCAGCACCAATAATTTGAACACCAATAGCTAAGACATTATCTGCAATAGTTATGTTAGTTGTACCTGCACCAGTAAGTGTTTGTGGGTCTGGTGGAGTATTATCAGCACCATAAAAATCAGCTGCTATCTGTATCTCACCAGAACTCGGTGCATTACCTTTACCATGATATTCAGATAAAGCATGAGGAGCATCCCCACCAAATTCAGTTGCGATATCATTTAAACTAACTTGACCAGAACCCGGGATTGGCATCGACTATTCTCCTTTTAATTCATTTATTTCTTGCTTAAGTTCTTTTATTGACTCGACTAGTAGACCTATGATTTGGTCATACTGAACTGTCTTATATGCTACACCATCATCTATCTTTAATGGTAACTCTTTCTCACTTACTGCACTTGGTAAAACTTTCTCTACTTCTTGTGCAATAACACCTGCTGATTTCTTACCATCAGCTTTGTATGTAAATGTATAACCATTAAGTTGACTTACCTTATCAGTAGCATTTTCTATCTTCTCGATATCTGTTTTAAGCCTTTCATCTGATATAGTAGTAGAGAAAGCAATAACATCACCATCTGCATGAAAATCACCATCAGCCTCAAACCTAAATTCATTACTGTTGTTTATAGTAATATCCATACGAGTATTACCTGTAAATGAAATGAAGTCTGTTGAATCTAAACCTATATTACCACTTGCATACACTGTACCAGTAACATCTAAAGATGTACCATCATAAGTCAAATTAGCTTCTGCATTCATAGCATCTGCACCTGTTGCTGTTACAATTCTATTATTACTACCATTAGTCATAAAATCTGACACATCGACAGAGATAGCGTCAGCCGCAACATCAATACCTGTTCCTGCACCTACAGCAAGTGTTCTTGATGCACTTAATGTACCACCACCTGTTAATCCATCACCTGCAACAACATCCGTGTTTATTGTAAATGTTAGGTCGTAAGGGTCAGCATCAGTACCATTATCTACATCAGTCCAGTTAATGTCAATACCACCACCTTCAACAAACTTTACTTCCTTATCATTTGTAATTGCAACTTCTGTACCATCACCATCTTCGAGAATCCACGTATCCATCGTAGCACCAGTAGCTACTGCTGTAACTTGTCCATAAGCATTTAAGGTGATTGTATCTATCTTTGTTCCATCATCTGTTGAGCCATAAGTAGCTGCACCTGCACCTGCTGCTGCAAGAGCAATCGTAGGTGTACCACCTTCACTAGACGATGAGCCTGATATACCTGTTCCTGCAGTAATTGTTGCTACATAGTTACCTGTTGTCTGTGTTGTTAAAGCCACAGCATTATCGGCTATATGTTCGGAAGCAACTGCATCATCTGCAATCTTAGCTCCTGTGATAGCATCACCTGCTATTTTTGCAGTTGTAACATTTGCATCTGCTATTTTGGCAGTAGTTACATTTGCATCTACGATAGAAGCAGTTACCACAGCATTAGCAGCTAATTCATCTGCTCCTACCGCATCGTCTGCTAACATAGAGTTTACTACTTTTTGAGCACCAATTGTAACTGCTCCAGTATTTGCCATTGTTACATCGCCTGATAATGCCGCCACTGTAAAACCTGTTCCATCACCTATAAGTAATTGTGTGTCTCCAACTGCTTTTGCAGAAACAACACCTGAACTATTAGCATCTCTAACTAATACTGAATTTGCACCTTGGTCTGCTATCTTCGCTAACGTAACCTGTGCATCTGCAATATGAGCAGTATCAATAGAAGCATCTACGTAGTGTTCTGAATTAATCGAGTCATCAGCTATCTTTGTACCATCAACAATGTCAGCGGCTAAGTGTGCCCTATCAATAGAACCATCTACATATTGGTCACTATTTATAGAGTTAGCAGCCATCTTCGCAACAGTAATGTTAGCATCTGCTATTTTAGCTGTAGTGACGTTGGCATCTAATATTTTTGCAGTTGTCACAGCATTACTTGCTATACCTCCTGCGGCAATTAGTGGTCCTTCGCCTGTTGTACCATCATGTGAGTGTCCTGATGAGCCATTAAAGGCAGATTGAACTGCGTCAAACTCGCCATCAAGGTCTGAAGCGTTAATAACGTTACCATCAGCTATATTGTTTGATGCATCGTTACGAGTATATCCTGTTCCCATTTTTTTATCTCCTAGCGTTAGTAATATACTGCAGGGTAGCAGCGTCTATGGTAAATGTAGTACTTACATTTTCTTCGTTAGTTTCGTATATAAGTGATGCAGAAAAACCTGAACCTATTGTCTGCACTTCATAATACGTTTGTTGTTTACCACCAAATGTAGATGTTCCAAAAGTTCCTGAACCATATGTAAAGTTACCTGAAGCATCACTTGAAAACTCTATTACATTAGGTTGAATGGAGTTTATTTGGTCAAAATCAAATTTAAGTGATTTTTTAAGTCCAAACTGACCGTTAACATCTAAATACGTTGTACCTCTATATATTGTCTTACGAACCTTTGGGTCTCCTATAGGTATAAAGGGTGTAGCAAATGTTGCAGGTATGTTTGTTCCATCTAAAGTATTTCCCTGTTCCATTCTGTATATATACCCATCAGTAGCACCAAAGTATATAAATTCAGTACGACCAACATATTCACTAAATGTTACAAAAGCATTAAAACCACGTAAGTCATTAAAAGCTATTCCATCTTCTAATTGGGTTGCAGCAATTCCTTTAGCTGCATCATTCGTGAATCCTGAATTGTATCCAAATATTCTATATTGACTTTTCTCACGAATAATTGTACTACTAAAACCGTTAGGACTACTATTTACTAAATCTAATACTTCAGCCTGTATTGTTTTTGATACAGTTGCAAGGTTAAAGTCACCTATCTTCTCAGTGGCTGAAAATAAACGAAGTCCATCAGGTCCTAAGAATATAATATCTCCACCTATCTCTTGTATCGTATCTTCTGCAATACAACCTAAATCACGAGAAACAGGTTTTAGTTGAAAGTCTGCTACACTACTACCATTAAGTATATTTATACTATTTTCGCTAAATATTATTAGTTGGTCACGAAATACAATTAAACCTGTAATTGTATCTGCTATATTAATTACACCACCACCATTAGCAATGCTAACATCATTATCTTTGTAAGGTGCAGAAAAAACTAATTTTTTTCCGTTACCAAAGAATATATGATTTTTAAAGTTTACTACAAAACTTGAACCTGATACATCCGATGGTAAAGAACTTAATTGTTCAAACGTAGTTCCATTAAATCTATATGGTTTAGCTGTACTGTCAACAAGCATAAGTTTTTCTGTACCATCAAAATCATACTTTAAAAACCTTACTTTAGTTGCACCACCAATTGTGACACCTGCACTATTGTATGTTGCATTGTCACTTATTTGTGTCCATCCTGAACCACTAGACCTAAATAAGTCATTACCTCTTACCACATATACCTGACTACTATAACTATGTATACCTCTTAGGACACCTGTGTTTGGTACAGTAGTTGAATCATACTTAGAGTATCCTTCTACTCTTCTGTATCCACCAAATATAGAAGGCTCAAAGTTACGTAATATACGTGCCGAACCGGGTGCTTGAAAACCTTGTTGATAAGGTGAAATATTTGTTATCAAGCCACCTTTAAATTCAAATGAGTAAGTTTGCCATGCGTCTGCCATTAGATAACAGACCTAGAAAATCCTGTACTACCACCACCTGTATTTTGTGTTATCATTGTAGAACGTAAGTAGTATGTTCTATTGATTAAAACAATACGCATATTTTTTATGCCTTCATCAAATTTTTGTTTAGCTACCATTGCATCTTGTGAATTACCACGAAACAAATAAGCATAATGCATTGCACCATCAACAATAATATGTTTAAATCTTTCAGGAATAACAGGAACATCATCAAACAAAATTAAATCTACAGGAAAACGATAATACTCATATACAACTGTATAGGCTTTATCAGGTTGAGGAGTAAGTAAATACTCTAATGCAGGTCCTTGTGCAACCCTTTGAGGCACACCCTTTCTAATACCTGTATTATATTCTTGGTCTACATATTTTTCAAGGTATTCTTCATACGCTATGTTGCCTAGTTTTATTGTTCCATTTCCTAAAGTAGTATCAGCCTTTATACGAAAGCTATCAAAATTAACTAACTTTGCATCTTGAGGAAATGAGTATCTTGTAACATTTGCAGATACTGTATCTTCTTGTTCTACATGATTAAAGGGCCAATTAAATTCATGTTGGTTTATGTCACGTATAGATGCATTTATTGCATCTTTTACTTGAGCATAAAAACCTGTAGCAGTAGGAAAATTACTTGAAGCAAGCTCTACTTCATTTAATCTGCGATTTACTTGGTTGACAAGTTCTAAATAATTATAAGCCATTAATTTTCCCTTATTCGCATTTTTACAGTTCTTTCAGCTTGACTTGCTGTGCTATCAATTATACTACAAGTAAAAATATATTCACGATTTAGCACTCCACCAGCTATATTTATAGTAGCTACAGTGTTTGTATTTGTTTGAGATATATTTTGTATACTGTCAGTTACAGCATTAGATGATGCAATTGTTAAAGTTTGTCCTGCGGCTAACGTTGTCTTACTTATTTCAGGTGTTTTAACAGACCATGTAACAGAAGAGATGGTAGCTGTATCAAGGAAACGTGACCAATCTATACTATAATCTAAACTTTCATCTGGGTCTTTTGGTGTCCAACGAAAAGACATTAAATTCTCCTATGCAGCTGCTCTACGTTCAGCAGCGGTATCTTGTCTTGGTACATATACAACTCTTTTTCTGTCGTAATCATCCGCAATAAAATTAAAGGTAACTCCTGTTGCTGTTATAATCCCTGCAGTAGATGTTCCTATTGCTGAAGTTATACGATGTGTATTGCTATGTGTTATTGTACCATTTATAACACCTGTAGCCGAAACAGATTGAAGTCTTTCTTGAACATCTATCTCAAAACCATCTATCTGTACTTGTTCTACAGCACCTGTAGCTGATACACCTGTTACACCTGCACTTGTTACTAAGAACACAGTTCCTACAGCACCTGTAGCTGAAACAGACTGAAGTATAAATGGTATAGTTCTAACGAAACCAAGTGTTACTGTAGCTGAAACACTTGCTAAATTTTCACTTGCACCAACTCCAACTGATGCGACTGTGCCTGTAGCTAGACTACTCGGAGCATTTATTGTAGGTGAAGTACTACCATATGTAGCTGTGCCATAACGACCAGTTCCATATATAGCATCATTAGCACCAAAGAATGCTTGAGCAAAAACAGTTCCTATAGAACCTGTAGCTGATACACCTGTAATTGCCTCTGATGGATTTTCAGATAGTGTATTAACGAATCCTGTTGCAACAACAGAGCCTAGTGTTAAGCTCGAATCATTAACAGCAGTAACAGTTCCACTTAGTCCTGTAGCACTAACACCTGACAGTGTTACACTAATAGTAGGATTGACATCATTTACTGTTCCTGTAGCACTAACAGACCCTAAAACTATGATAGGAGTTACGACACCGAAAGAAGCAGCACCGTATTGTCCTGAACCATATATAGCATCATTAGCACCGTAGAACGACATGTCCTACTCCCTAAGCTATACGTATTACAGCGTTGGAAGCGTCAGCAGTTGGGAACTGAATAGTCAAGTCACCTGCAGTAGCAGATACTGTACCACCAAAATCAATAACAGCAATTGCTTTATTAGATGCACTTGCATTATAAATAATACAACCATCAGCAGAGCATGTTACGTTTGAAAATACTTCATCGGCAAAGTCTACAATTGCAGTTGTTCCAGAAAGAGATATAGACGCACTGTCTAAAACCTGACCACCTGCAGAATAATTTGTACCACTTGCTTCGTCAGAGTTACCTGTTACGTCAGAGTAGTTAGCTGTAGCGTTATTGTATGTACCTGATGGGGATGCTTTGATAAGTGCTAGTTTAAGTGAATGAGTATCAAGGTCGTGAATACCACCTAATAATTCAGACTTAAAACTTTTGCACATTGCAGTCGTGATAGCCATTTAAAATCTCCTTTTAATATCACATGAAGTAAGGGCAACCTTAAAGCTGCCCTTAACTTATATTAAGTTTAAGCTAATTGGTCTCTGTCAACTTCGTCAGCAGACATGTCACCTTGGTCACTTATATCCATCATCATTGCATACACACGTATTTTACCAGCAGTAAATGATGCACCACCACCTGCTAATAACACGTCAATAGT